ATGTTCCTGGTTTAGCAATTTCAATACAAGCGGCCAAGGCATCCTTAACGTCATCGTGTTCGCTATTGGCAAACAACAACTCTTCCTCTAGAATCTGGCAGTTGCCACCCCTATAGTGCCAAATCATGTTGTTACTATAGCGGGGTTCTAGTGTTGCAGAGATGCGCTCTGCTTTGCGTAAAGAAGGTGGAGGATAATATTCGTCCAGCGTAAACACAATTTGCTGGCTACGCATATACTCCTTAAACTGTTGAATGATGAGCTTCTGTGCCCCTACGGCTTCAGCTCTCATCTTCTTGAACTTCCACTTACGATAGACTTTCTCAGCTTTCTCGTACATTTGACTTATCTTGTTGGTCTTGAACCTGTCAATGTCCAGTATGTAATAACTACCATCGTCATCCACACCTACCACCATAATCACCGTGAAATCAGATGTGCCCCCAATAGAATAAGCAAAATCCATAGAAGCATAAATAGTAAGAGCCTTATCGCCCACATACCATGCTCCAGAAATATTCTCTAACGTATCCCGGTTGTAATATTGGAACTTGCTCTTGTCTATCTGCTGTGTCTCAGAGGTATTTGGATTATTATAATACTGAGCGTAAAACTGAGTAGTATCTAGGTATTTAGCCTTCTTACGGGCTAGTTCCCTCTCATCAAATCCAAAGGTCTTTCCATCTGCCCTGCGCTGTTTGGGCCACAGGAACTCCCCATTCTTTTCTACAACCCGCTCAAACACCTCATACACGGGTTTCTCAATGTCATCGTCTGAAGCCTCATCGTAGTAGGTTTCAGTCATCTCCATCAAATCCTTGTACAAGTCACCCGGATGGTAACGAGTACCTACAACCCACTCCTTGGCCCCTGTGGTTTCAATTGAGGCCAATTGGCTGTACATGGCCTTCACCTGAGCCCTACCACTCTCTGTGTAGGCATTGCTAGGCACCACAATGTCATCTAGCACCGCTACGGTACAGTGGGCTCCAGTGAGGTTGCTTGTCAAACCAGCAGCCTTGATGGAGGGATCACGAATACCCTCTTGTTTACGCTTTGGGTGATCCACAGAAATCTCATCAGCAGTCCACCGCTCACGAGAGTTCTCGTTAAGGCTCACCATTTCGGGCCAATAGAACCTGTAGGCATCACAGGTGAGAATGTCTTTGATTGCCTTAAGCTGCATGGTTGCCAAGTCACTTGTGGCAGACACATACAAGATTGTGGCATCAGGGTGCTTAGTGAGCCACCAAGCCACTCTATAGGCAATACAGGCTGATTTCTGGTGATCTCGGGGCAACAATACTAGCTGGTTGTCCTTTGCATCTTCACGGGTCCACCAGCGAAACAACTCACAATGAATGTCTCCAAGAACACGATGAGGGGCCACTAGCCGTACAAAAGTCTCTAGGTCTGCCTCTGCAAGTGTCTTTACATCTGCCTTGGTTTTAGGTGTTTTAGCCATTACCTTTCATTCTGTTGCCTTTTGTCTTGGCAACACTACGATTGGTTGATCGTTCTTGTACACGAAGATTCTTACGTGCATTACCACCACCACGCTTTAGTGGTGTCTTATGGTCTACATCTTTGCCATCGCCCTTGCTTACACGGCCCTCACGTTCCATTTGACGCCTAGCGCCATTACGTGCAGCACGGTTGGACTTTTGTTCTTCACTGGCGTGATACTTCTCGTACTCTTTCTTGTAGTCACGCTTGCCGTTAGTAGAGTAAGGCATTACTTCACCACCCTTAGTCGCTTCACATCCTCTAGGATGCGCTGTGTGTCCTCTGCGGGTTGTTCCTTTTCCTTCTTGGGCCTGCCCACGGCACCCTTGGGCTTCCACTGCCCCTCTGCAAGCCACTTGGCAGCAGCAGTGCCTCCTGGAGCCTGTGCGTGGGCTTTAATGGCCTCAATGGCCTCAGACCGTAGCAAAGCATCCACCTCAGAGGCCCATAAATCGAGCGTAGAGGCGTGTTTCTCCCTCATGGCTACCCAAGCAGCCCAAGAGCCTGCAAAACGCATAGCGGCCTTGTATTCGCTTGGATCGCGTAGGGCCACATACTCATCGTGCCAATCAAGAGAGAACTTCATAGCGTTTCAACTTTTACAATCATGCCCTTGGGAATGAGGTTCCTACGGGCCACTTCACCACCAGTGGTATAGGCATGAGTGAGAACTAGGTGCTTATCTGTGTCTTCTAGGACAAACCCCACTTGTACTACCACAGGGGCTCCTGTGTGTTCTGTAAGTCCCGTCCAAGGGGTTTCATCAAGCTCACAAGCGTCTTCCCATGTCACCTTCACCAAGGAAAGTTCACTTGAACCATGAAGCATGAGAAGCAATCCAACTAATGAATCCACCCACAAAAGAGGCCATTGTCATTCCCATCCAGAACCCACCCTTACCCTTATTGGCTAGGGCAAGTAGGGCCTTAATGTCACGTTGCATGGAGTCTACTTGGTCACTAAGACTCTTCACTTCAGCTTCCAAACGGCCAAACTCTCGTGGGTCAATGGGGTTCATAGCATTTTAGAAACTAATAGTGGTAGGGAACAAACAACGCCACCAGCAATAGTGGCAACAGCATCCATGAGGTCTGGAGTGTGTTTGTCACGATGAATGTAGTCGTAAATTTCTTTGCCCACAGCAGCACCCACTACGGCACCAGCAGCGGGATATAGGGCTGGAAAACCAACAAGTGTGCAGGCTACGTAGGCGGCGCTGAAGATGGCACCGCCGACGACGATGTGGAGGGCTTTGTCGCGGGGCATGGTTAGTTGATGCTGCGGCACTTCTCGCGCCAGAACCCGCCCAGATAAACCATCGTCAGCGTGTCGTTGGCGGTGCCCACGAAGTTCACCGCTCCTGCGGTATAGAAATTGGTGTTCAGGAGCGTGGTATTGCCGTTTGTGAAGTACAAAGTCAGTTCTTGACCCTCGGCACCGCCACTGAAATTGCTGATGGTTGTTGCGCTTGATGCGCTCAAAGTTAGGCAGTCAAGTCCACCGACTGGAATAGTTATGTTTGACCCGCTGCTTGAGTAGGCTCGGGTCGCGTTTTTGCCGTCGGTTCTGTTGTAGATCAGATTGTTGTTGGTCGTAGTGTTTTCACCGCCAACAAATTCAAGCTCCGCTGTCGTAGCTGTGATCTTGTTGTCAAGAATGCGAACGCGACTTGTCCCAGTCAGAAGTGCAGACTCAACTTGCACACCGTATGCGGAAGAATTGATCGTGTTGCGAACAACCTCAACGTCATTTGTGTACGACGCGCCGCTTGTGGCGTTGAAAACGATAGCGCGGAAAGTGGCGCTTGCGGACGCTCCGTTGATCAGGTTGTCAGTGATCTTGATTCTTTCGCCGCCCTCAATGACGATTGAACTGGCGCCGTTCCCACTGGGGCGCACCATGACGCAGTTCGATACCACCACGTCATAGACTATGCCGTCCACCGCCGGCACGGTGCCAATGCGAATGTCGGCAAGCGCGGAGTTCAGGAACGTGCATCCATCGACAACCGTGCCAATGCTCACGTTGTCGGGGGCGGTGCCTTGCGTATCGACATCGATCTCGACGGTCCCGTCATAGCAGTTGTCGAACACGCAGTTTGATACTGTGACGTTGCGCGATCTGCTGATAGACATTGCCACGCGGTATGCAGCCGTGTAGACGGTAGAACGGTGGTCCCGAACAATGCAGTTGACGGCAGCGTAGTTACGACCTTCGGCAAAGTAGACGCCGTGGCGTCCGCAGTTGATCGCCACTGAGTTGGAGATGACGGAGTTGCTCGCCTGGGAAAACTGGAATCCGTATCCAGTGCCACCGACAAGTCCAACGATATCTTTTGCTTGGCAGTTATTGACCTTGACGTAATTTGTATTCCCGGAGCCACCGCCAGTGCCGGCTGCAAACTTGAATCCAATATTCGCGGAGTCCACGGTTACGTCTTCAACCCAGACGTTTTGAACATACGCGCCAGATTCATTTCCGAACAACCAGCCAATCTGCAAGGTGGACAGCGCGCCATCACGGTTTACGCCGTCGCCAGTGATCGTTCCGCCGTAGACGTAAAAGCCAGTAACGATGCCCTTGACAACAAAGCCGGCACTGGACCCGCTCAGTGTGAACTTTGCGCCGTGGGCCATGACAGCAACGCTCTTGCCGTTGAAAATGACCTGACCAATCTTGTATGTTTTTCCTGATTGGAAAACCAATGCCTGGCCAGTGGATAGCGAATCAATGGCCGCTTGAATTTCTGCGGTATCGTCGGCAACGCCGTCCCCAACAGCGCCAAAATCAGCGACGCTCACCACATCCCGCAGCTTGCTCTGCACCGTGCGCGTGACTGCGCCGGTGCCTGCCTGTTGGAAATCCTGGGTGGCAGCAGTGGGATACACCGTTGGTTCCTTGGTGAACCTCCTCACCACTACCTCATCCCCTAAAGTACACGCAGGGATGACTACATTGGTGGTAGACACCGTGACATCAGCAGGAGGAAGCTCCAAACCATTCACTGACACCAGAAGAGAAGATACTAGTGGTGTTGCAGGGGCTACAGAGAAGGTGGTTTGCCCTGCTGTAGCCGTAAAACTATAGGTTTGAAAGGCACTACCCGCTGAAACACCCGTATTTGGCTCCACCTCCACCCCATTGATGTAGAGGGTTTGAGTGTTTGTCGTACCTACATTGAGCAAATCATTGCTATTGAGGTCCAAATCTGCCGTCATGGCATTAGGACTAGTTCCGTCAAGACTTAAAGTGTTCTCAATGGCGGCTTCAATGGCATCAAAGTTGTCATTGAGGGCGTCAATTGAGCCATAACGGCTACCAATGGTGTTCAGGGATACTTTAGGCATATAAAGGGAGCCTTATAACTAGGCTAGCAACAGTCTCCTATAGAGACTTTTTAACGATGGACGACATAATATCATACTTTTTAGCATTTGTCAAGAGGGTAGAAGCACTAAACCCTTAAAAGTGTGAACTATTTCACGAAAATAATGGGAATAGAGGTTCTACCCTCAGAAAACACTTGACAAATCCTTAAAAGTGTGCTAGTCTGTCAAAAGATTGTGGTAGTTTCGCCTCTCTTAACAACAGGGGACTTTGGACCACAACGCCCACCTACGGCTTGGGAACCTCAGGATGAAGGAGAGAGCATCCGAGGCCCTTGTTTCTAAACAGGGTTGAGTGTTTAGAGCTTGTGATCCCTCGGATGACAGGAGTTTCAAGAGTACATTTATGTACTTTGAAACACACCTACGCTTATAATTTTTCCTGGATGACAGGATTTTAATGTTAGAGGAAACTCTAAAGTACATTATGGGGCCCCTATGGGGCCTTTTTGTTTTCTTGGGTGTACTTTTGTGACACAAGAATTTCTCTGAGGGATTTTTTAGGGGCTATGCATAAACTCTAGAGCACCCCCACACCCCCGCCCCCGGGTAGCCCAAGGGACATGGGCGATACACGCGTGTGTGCGTGCGTGCCCGCGTGTCACTATTGTACTTCGAGGCTCAATCCCGAGTCCATAGGGGTTTACCCTGGTGTTGTACCAGGGCAACACATGAGTTATCCACAGGTTATCCACATGGGGTAAACACTAGAACCCCCATAAACACCCATGCAAGAACCATGCCAACAGCCCCAATGCTAGGTGAAAACCCTAGTTCTGACAATATTTTATCTTTTGTCAGGATCATGTAAGTTTCATGTAGACAATCCATCTCATCGCAACCAACCCCGGAGTCTCAAATGCTCACGCAAAATCAAAGGGATACACTGGAATATTTGAATTCTCTCATGTTTCGGACAGACGACCAAGAGCAACAAATGCGCCGTCTACTTGACATTGCAAACCAAGAGGGAAGGGTCAACTACAATATGTATCGTCCCTATATTTCCTTCGAGCCTGCCTAAGGGTTTTCCCCATTGCGTCCCTTGTGGACGCAAGAGAGAATACCCCCAACAAACCAATGGAGTATCCCGTGATTCCAAAATCTCTTCACACTGTTACCGTACTGGTGCAATTGACCCGCCACCTATATGCAACCCGTAGTGATTTTGCCCTTACAATCAATCATTGCCTATTCAAGGCATTGGACGTACTGGGATACACTGATGCTCCCGATGTTCACGGGCTTACACTTCAAGCCCTGAAGAAACTAAGTAAGTAAGGGTTTCCCCTAGTTCACAAGGGCTAGGGGCTCCCTTATAAACACCCCATCGCAACCAAGTGAGGCAAGAATGCTGAGAATCAGTGTTACCAGTAAACTAGACGGCATCCGCTCATGGTCCCTGCAAGCCCTTGATACTTGCCCGGGTTCAATTGCCCCCAATGGGGGGCTGGTGGACGCATGCAAGGGTTGCTATGCGACTACGGGGAATTACGTCTTTGATAACGTCAAAGCCCCTAGGCTAGAGAACCGGGATGATTGGGCCCGTGACAATTGGGTTTCTGACATGGTGCAAGCCTTGAATAAGGATAGGTATTTCCGTTGGTTTGATAGTGGTGATATGTACGCTATTGGATTGGCAGAGAAAATCCTAGACGTTATGCGTGCAACCCCATGGGTTCAGCATTGGATTCCCACTAGGATGCAGAAGTTTTCCAAGTATCAGGGAATCCTGGATTCCATGCGTGCTTTGCCCAATGTGTCCGTGCGATTCTCTAGCGATAGTGTATCGGGGGAATACGTCAAGGGCCAGCATGGTTCCACCATTGTTCCCACTAGCGACAATGTGCCGGATGGTGTCGCAGTGTGTCGTGCCTATGAACATGGGGGCAAGTGTAACGGATGCCGCACTTGTTGGGATAAGTCTGTCCCTGTTGTTGCCTACGTTGCGCATGGTAAGAAGATGGCCAAAGTGATTAGGCTTCGCGTAGCGTAACACCTAGGGTTTCCCCTAGTGTACAAACTAGGGGAACCATAAGAATATCGGTTCACACTAACAAAGCGAGGAAAGCATGACATTCACTTTCACCCTATATGATTCCCTCGGCACTTTCACGAAGACAATAAAGGCCCCCGATTACCAACAAGCGGTAGAGAAAATTATGTCCCTTTATCCTTTCTGTCTCATCGTAAAACCGGAAGAACCATGGAATTTCGGCTAAGGGTTTATCCCTATGGCACAATATCCCGTGCCATATTATAAACCTTTCGTCAACCAAAAGAGGACTAACATGGAATTCACAAGCCTACGGGAAAAGATCAGTCACGAGACAAAGCAAAGGGCCGAGCGGTATGCTGGTTTCCGTGCAATGTTGGATGAAGCCCTTGCAGCGGGTAACGCTGCGGGTTCTGGTATCACCCCGTCAACCATGTACGTACGGGATACCAGCACCGGGGAAACATGGGCAGAGAGTGAGGGCCCTTGCGGTTTCGCTTGGGTTTCCATTTTCAATCAAGGGAATACCAGTTTCGGACGCTGGCTCCTAAAGAATGGGGCACGTAAGCGGTACACTGGTGGCCTGGAATTCTGGATTCACGGGTTCAACCAAAGCATGGAGCGTAAGGAGGCCTGCGCCCATGCAATGGCCCGGGTGTTTCAGGCGCACGGCATTCAAGCCTACGCTGAGTCTCGGCTCGATTAACCCCCGTCACAGACCCTAAGGAGACACACAATATGGATGATAGACCCTCATTCTGGGACTACCTGAGCGTGGCCCTTGTGGCTGCAATGATGGGCTATGCCCTTGCACACATGGTATAGGAGGACATATGAAGTATCAACCGATGTTCAATATATGGGAAATGCCCCATGCATTCTATTCCCACATTCAACCCGGACAATGGGTGTATGCTGGGGATAGGGACAACAAGGGTATTTTCTGTGGTGTCAAACCCTCTGGGGTTGTCGTTGTCGCATGGTATGGCAACGCCAAAAACCAGGATTTCAGGGGCTACATTCGCGCAGTCATGCGTTACGCTAGTCCTAGGGTTTCCACTAGTGGACAACTCAAGACCAGCAAAGTATAAACAACCCGTCAGCAACAAAAGAGGTTCTCAAGTGGTACAAACCATCACATTCCAGGATTTTGTGGATGCCTTCCGTGCCCGTGGGCGGGAAAATCAGTTCTCCTATGACGCCCTGCGCCTCATCTGGGACCATCTAGAAGAGGTGGACCCTGATGGAGAGTTGGACGTTATCGCAATCTGCTGTGACTTTGTGGAGATGAGCACTACCGAGTGCATGGAACAATACCCGGATATTCCGTCTGTTGCCGAGTTCGACGGTGACTACGATCAGGACGAGCAGGACGTATTTGTGCAGGACTACCTAGAAGATAGGACTACCTATCTGGGTATGGGCAATGACGGTCACGTATTCTTGCAGTTCTAAGGAGACTATTGTGGGACTAGATATGTACGCATTCAGGTCTAGTAAACTGGGCTTGATGAATGAGGAAGTAGATTTCCCTGCCCTAAAGGATGCAGAGGAAATAGCCTACTGGAGGAAGTTCAACCATCTGCACGGGTGGATGGAGAAACTCTATAGGTCCAAGGGTGGACAGGAAGAATCCTTCAATTGTGTAGGCGTGAGGCTTGATGCTGATGACCTAGATCAACTGGAGAAAGACCTAAAGGTGGGGCTCCCCCATACTCCTGGTTTTTTCTTTGGTGGTCCTGAGGTGTGGCCCGATCACATGGAGATGACAAAGGAATTTATTTCTAAGGCAAGGGATGCACTAGAACACGAATATGGTGTATACTACTATTCTTGGTGGTAAGCCTAACGGCAGAAAGGAACAATCATGAACAGCCCAGAGTATTACGTTCTGCTGCAAGAGAATGCACGGCTCAAGCGTAGCATCTTCAATCTTGAGTACATCATCGAAGAGATGAAGGGCAAGGGCAGCACTCCCTTGCAGCACATCATGGACCTGATAGAGCAAGCCATCGAGCACTCGATGCGTCTTGAGAGCCCCATCACCTATGGTGTTGATGAGTTGGTGGACGCCCTGCGCTATGCCCATACACGGGCAGGCGATGTATACTGGCATGATCCAGTGCCAGAGGAAGAACTGGAGGACATGGGGTGACTCAGTGTGTCTCTGCCATAGTGAGGGACAAGAGGGGCAGGGTTCTCAGTGTGGGGAGAAACTCCTACACCAAGACCCACCCTCTACAGGCTAAGGCAGCACAGGAGGTGGGGGAACCCTACAAGATATTCCTTCACGCTGAAATAGATGCACTGGTGAGGCTGAGGAACCCGAGCAAAGCAGCCTCCATCCATGTGTATAGGTATGACAAGGCAGGTAATCCAGTAAAGGCAGCACCATGCAAGATATGTCAGAGGGTAATAAGGGAATGGAATCTCCAGGTATTTCACACCTGATGTGGGTATGTGTGACACTGGTGAAGCCATGCTCATGTGTCATGTCCACGGAGTGGCCCTTCATCGAGGCACAATGTGTACATGGTAACGTGTGGGAAAAGAGAGTACGGTATAGGCCCCTTCATCAGACTACAGAGGACGCACTGCTATGAATGTCTTAGTCGCGTGTGAGTACAGTGGCATTGTGCGTGATGCCTTCATTGCACAAGGGTGCAACGCTACCTCCATTGACCTGTTGCCCACTGAGCAAGAGGGCCCCCACATTGTGGGTGATGTGGTGGAACACTTGAAGTTTCATGCAGCAGAGTATGATGCTCTCATTGCGTTCCCTCCCTGCACCCATCTGGCAGTGAGTGGGGCACGGTGGTTCAAGGATAAACTCAAGGAACAAGAGGAAGCCCTAGATTTTGTGCGTACCCTTATGTATTGTAATATTAATTATATTGCAATTGAAAACCCAGTATCTATTATATCCAGCAGAATAAGGAAACCCAATCAAACTATTCAACCTTGGATGTTTGGACATGGAGAAGTAAAGCGCACTTGTTTATGGTTGAAACATCTACCACCACTTGTGCCAACTAACATTGTGGAAGGCAGGGAAGCACGGGTGTGGAAGATGCCACCAAGTGCCAACAGGTGGAAGGAACGTAGCCGTACATTTCCTGGAATCGCTGGGGCAATGGCAGAGCAGTGGACCCCAGTGCTACGAAAGGCTCAGGAAGGGCCCTAGAAGGCCCTACAAGGCACGAATGGCACAAGGGTAAGGGGTGGGTAGCCTGAAGGCTTCTAAGGGCTCCTAGACACTAGGTGTTGACACCTCCTCTACCTTGTGCTACTCTAAAGAACTCTTGAGTATAGTGACTTATAAGTAAAGAATACTTTATTACTTATGTACATAATATCTTGTATATAGATAATAAGTATATATCTTATACTCAGATGAAAGGATGTTATGGGTAAGTTTATAAGACATATAGGGTGTACTAGGTGTAACTCTAGTGATGCTAACGCCCTATATGATGATGGATCAACATATTGTTTTTCTTGCCATAGGGCAGGAGGCACAGAAAGGGAATGTGTGCAAGACATTGGACGAGGGCTAAACAGTGACACCATCAAGACCTATGGTGTGTATGTGGATGGGGAATATGTGTACTTTCCCTACACCAATGCGTTGAAGCGCCGCAGTAGTGACAAGAAGTTTTCCTGGCCTCAGGGTAAGGGGGAAGGACTCTTTGGGCAAGGGGTGTTCCCATCCTCTGGGAAAACTGTTGTTGTCACAGAGGGTGAGTTTGACGCAATGGCAGCGTACCAGATGCTGGGTACAAAGGTGCCTTGTGTGTCCATCCGCAATGGTGCTGGCAGTGCCTTGCGGGACTGTCAGGATGCCTTTGAATGGCTCGATGGCTATGGGTCTATCATCATTGCCTTTGACGCTGACGAACCCGGGCAGCAGGCGACACAGACCGTGGCTGAACTCTTTGGGTCAAAGGCCCGAGTGGTGAAGCACTCCAATGGATTCAAGGATGCCAATGACTACCTGATGCAGGGGTCCAGTGCCAAGTTTGTGAAGGCAGTGCTGGAGGCAGAGGAATATAGGCCAGATGGCATTGTGTCTGTTGGGGACATAAAGGAGCGACTACTAGCCCCACAGAAACCTGGAATCCCTTGGTGTTTTGACACCCTCACGGCCCTCACACATGGCAGGCGTGAAGGGGAACTCTATGGGTTTGGTGCTGGTGTTGGTGTGGGCAAGACGGATGTGTTCACGCAGTCCATTGCCTACGACATTGCGGTGTTGAATGAACGTGTTGGTGTCATCTACTTGGAGCAACCTGTAACGGAAACTGTGGCCCGTGTGGCAGGGAAACTCGATGGGGCCCTCTACCATGTACCGGGTGCAGGGTGGCAATGGGATGATTATGTGGCCTCCATTGAGGCTTTGGAGGCACGAAAGCAACTGTGGCTCTTTGAGCACTTTGGCAGCAAGGAATGGGCTGTCATCAAGGCCAAGATTCGCTACATGAAGAAGAGTCTAGGTGTGCGGATGATTTACTTGGACCACCTCACTGCTCTCACGGCAGATGCAGAGGATGAACGCAGGAGTCTGGACAAACTCATGGCTGAGATGGCCTCATTGGCTCAGGCTGAAGGGCTGGTGATTCACTTCATTAGCCACCTGACAACCCCTTCAGATGGCAAGAGTCACGAGGAGGGAGCTCGGGTACGCGAACGGGACTTCACTGGTTCTCGTGCCATTGCCCGGTGGAGTCACTTCATGTTTGGCCTTGAGCGGGACAAGCAGGCAGAAGACCCAGTAGTTCGCTCAACTACTACGTTCCGGGTGCTGAAAGACAGGTATACTGGGCAAGCCACAGGAGAGGTATTCTTCCTTCGCTATGATGCCAAGACGGGACGCCTGAACCAAAGTGACAAACCCCCGGAGGAAATACTGTGAGAAAGACATCATTTTGTGGGTGTGGAGATAGAGACGCTGATGGGTGTAAATATTTTGTTGTAGGTTTTACTGACTTTTATTGCTCATTGGGAAATAGAATTCGCTACTGGACTTCTAGAAGTGACGGAACTTATGGGTATTTCAGTAAGTATAAGTGCGAAGACCATATATTTGTTTCTTCTTCTGAACCTAAGAAATCACCAATGTGGTGGCTGAAAAAGGAAACTCTGTGAAAATTGACATTGGAAAAATCTGGCTCATGGATGGTGATGAGCACGTTGCCAACGTAGAGGTGACAGAGGGCACGGCAGATGGGAATGTTTATGAGGTGACTCTGCATACTTCAGTGTATGATGAAAAATCCTGGACTGCCACGGCCAATGCCATTCGTGAGGCTATGGTTTTCATGCGTGAATCAAAGTATGTGTGAATAGGAAATGAATAGTTTATGAATAATTCACGTGCACTATGAGTGGAACCCTCATAGCCATCACAGGTGTCATATACTTGTGGGTAGCCGTTGAACAGATGATGAAGGGGAATGTTCCCATGTTCATCTGCTACCTTGGTTATGCCTTTGCAAACATTGGCCTCTACTACATGGCAAAATGACTCTCTTTCTAGACATTGAAACCAACAGCACACACAGCGTCATCTGGTGTGTTGTCACTCAAGTGGGACAAACACAGGAGGTACACTATGGGCCATCGACCTTGGCACCGCTCATCGAGCACGCTGAAAAAGTTGTTGGGCACAATGCTATTGCTTTTGATTTTCATGTTCTCTCTACCGTATGGGGCCTATCTGTACCTGAGGGAAAGCAGGAAGACACCTTGGTTCTCTCCCGGCTTCAAAAGCCCGACCGAGAAGGGGGACATTCCCTAGAGAGTTGGGGTGAGAGGCTTGAATGTCTCAAGGGAGCCTATGACCAATGGGACAACCCAGACATGGAGCAACTGGTTGCCTATTGCAAACAGGATGTAAACCTGCTGGTGAAGGTCTATGACACCATCACCTACGAGTTAGACCGCATGAAGTTTTCCAGGCAATGCATTGATCTGGAGTATGAGGTGGCTCGTGTGCTGGCCCAACAGCAGCGCAACGGGTGGCTACTGGACTACAACCATGCCATCATGCTGCTGTCAACGCTGAAGGACAGGCAGCAGGCCATAGTGTTTGCCTTGCAGGAGAAGTGGCAACCCAAGGTGGTGAAGCGTACTTCTGAGAAGACCGGAAAGCCACTGAAAGATCACGTTATAAAGTTCAATCCGAATAGTCGGGACCACATTGCAGAGAGACTCATTCAATGTGGGTGGAAGCCTGAGATGAAGACTCCCACTGGCAAATGGATTGTTGATGAGTCTACACTAGAGGGTGTGGAGATTCCAGAGGCCAAGATGGTGCTGGAATCCCTCATGTTACAGAAACGTATTAGCCAATTGCAGAGTTGGCTAGATGAAATGGGAGAAGACAATCGTGTTCATGGCTATGTTAATAGTATCGGGGCTGTCACTGGCCGTTGCACTCATTCTAGCCCTAATATGTCTCAGGTTGCTGGCGTTAATGTCCCGTGGGGAAAAGAAATGCGACAATGCTGGGGAACTCCCGACAATAAGCGCATTGTGGGAGTAGACCTATCTGGCATTGAACTCAGGTGCTTGGCCCACTATATGCAAGACCCTGAGTACCAGAAGGAACTGCTAGAGGGTGACATTCACACCAAGAATCAGAAGGCAGCAGGACTTGAGACACGAGCACAGGCAAAGACATTCATCTATGCCCTGCTCTATGGTGCTGGTCCCGCTAAGATTGGTTCAATTGTTGGAGGAGATGCAAAGACAGGACAAAAGCTCATTGCAAGTTTCATGCAACAAACCCCAGCCCTGAGGAGACTCCAGGAAAAGGTAGCAAAGTTGTCTGACAAGGGCCACCTACCGGGCCTTGATGGCAGGCGAGTGTGGATAAGAAGCCCACACGCTGCACTAAACACCCTGCTGCAAAGTGCAGGGGCCATTGTGAGTAAGCAGTGGATGGTGATAGCCAATAAGGCATTGAAGGAAAATGGTGTTGCCTTTAAGCAACTAAACTATAGTCACGATGAGTTGGAGTTTGAAGTGGATGAAAAAGACGTTGACAAAGTGAGAGAACTTGTGGAATACTCCGCATTTCTCGCTGGTACTACACTAGGTTTCCGTTGTCCTGTTGCTGCGGAATCTAAGGTAGGCAAGAATTGGTACGATGTTCATTGAAAGGAAACACAATGCTCAAGATTAATGCTCAATTGTTCTGGGTGAAGGACTCTGTGAGTCTCAACACCAGCTTCGACCCTGACAACAAGAAGTACAAGCTCACCGTGTGCAACGTGAGCCCCAAAGCTGCTGAACGTCTAAGCCAGGATTTTGGCATCAAGCTCAAGAACAACCCTGAGAAGCCTGACTATGGTTTACACTTCTCTGCTAAGAGTCTCTACCCTTGGGAGTTTAAGGATGATGCTGGTAATTCTGTGCCTGCTGATGACATTGGTAATGGCACTAAGGCAATCGTAGAGGTTTCTGGTAGCTATCCCCATAAGTTTGAGAAGGCACATGGCAAGGGCCCCATTGTGAACTCTCGTGGTGGTGTTGTCATCACTGAACTGGTTGCTCGTGAAGCCAAGGTTAGCGACGAAGAAACCCTGTGAAAAACATCAACACCTTGGTGGCAGACATCTATGCCACGCTGGAGGGGAAGATGCCTACGGGCTCTTTCTCTCCCCTCGACATGACTGAGGCCCTGCAAAATGTCTATGCGAAGGCAAACACGATTAAGGAAAGACCTCCAAAGACGCTCTACTTTAGTGAACTGGGTGATCCATGCCCTCGGAAGCTCAACTATCGGGTTAACTCGCCCGAACTTGCCGAAAGCATTGACGGGAATACGCGACTTAAGTTCTTCTATGGTGATGTTCTGGAGAGTCTTGTACTCTCACTTGCAGAAGCGTCAGGACATACTGTGTCTGACAAGCAAAGACGAGTTGAACTGGAGCTTGATAACTCATGGAAAGTCAAGGGACGTATCGACGCTGTAATCGACGGCGCTCTAGTGGACGTAAAGTCCACCACCAAATTCGGAGAGGAAAAGTTCAAAAATGGACTACAAGACGATCCTTTTGGGTACAAGATGCAACTTGGGGGTTATGCCGTCGCACTAGAATTGCAACAATGCGGCTTCCTCACTATTCAAAAGGAACTTGGACACGTTGGCTACTATCCAATCGAGGTATCAAAACAAGCCGTGTTAGATGGCGCACACGCGGCAGTGTCATACGTGGAACGTCCTTTGCAGGAACTCCCACGCCTTGATCCAGTGCCACAGAGCAAGACCAGTAAGAACAAGAAGCTATGCACCACTTGTTCCTATTGTTCTTACAAGAAGCATTGCTGGCCTGAGATGCGTACATTCCTGTACTCTGACGGCCCAGTGTTCCTCACAGAAGTAGTGGATGTTCCACGAGTAGCGGAGTTGGTATGAGACACCTCATCATTCCCGATTGTCAGGTGAAAGAGGGCACACCCTTGCAACACCTGGAATGGGCAGGCAAGGCCATCTGCGAGTACAAACCCAATGTGGTTGTTTGCCTTGGGGACTTTGCAGATATGCCTAGTCTCTCCAGCCATGACAAGGCAGGGAGTAAATACTTTGAGGGGCTGCGCTACAAGGCAGACATCGAGGTGGCTAAGGAGGCCATGTCCATGTTGCTAAAGCCCCTCAATGATTTACAGAGTACGCAGAAGCGTAACAAGGAGAAGGTGTACAAGCCTCGCATGGTGATGCTCTTGGGCAACCACGAGAACCGCATTGACCGTGCAGTGAACAACAGCCCTGTGCTAGAGGGCCTCATCAGTACAAAGGATTTGGAATATGAACGACATTGGGAAACACATGGGTTTCTTCATCCCGTATTCATTGATGGTGTTGGCTATAATCACTACTGGCCTGTTGGCGCTATGGGGCGTCCTGCGTCCAGTGCTAGTGCAATTATCAGCA